GGTCACTCAAACAAACCCCCCTCCGAAAAACGGAGAGGGGCAATTAATTACGTTAAGTATCGCTTTTAGACGAGATTTTGAATGATCACGAGACCATACATATCAGGCCGAACCATTTTCTTAGCGTATCGAGTCATGACGCCTTTGCGCGGCACGAAGTCCTCGACACCAAAAATGGTTGGAGTCATCTGGAGGGGCACATACGGTGCGTATACATATCCGCTTTCAAGGAAAGAAGAACCTTTACGTCCTGCGAGAACAACGTTCCGTGGGAAGTAAGGATCGACGTAAACGTCAAACTTCTTGCTCAAAGAGCCGACTTTGACAGCACCAACCTGACCACGATCATCATCATGAGTCACGGCGCCTCTAAATCCAGCAGTAAACTCAAGGAGGTTTGCAACTTCAGGTGAAACCACCACGAAGTTTGCGCCGCCTCTAAGGGTTTTGCGATGAATTTGAGCCGAGACATCATTGATGGTCTCAATCAAGGTTTCATACCACTCGGATACGTTACCGGTGAAGTCTGGGAATCCAGCGGTTGGATCAAGAGCTAGGCCGGTACTTCTGTTGACGAACTTACCAGGAAGTCGTGACCAGAACAAGGTTTCAGCAGTTGCACCTTTCACAAGGTCTTCCAAGATTTCTTGGTCGATCTCAAGAGCGATGTGTTCAGAAAGAATCGAGGTCAATTCAACTTCGGCATCCAAGTTATGGTATGCGTTCAAGTCTTGAGCCAATTCTGGCGTCCACTTGGCCTTGAGCTTCTTGGTCTTCGCGGTAACAGCCACAGAGTCGACCTTGATGTCGATTTCTGGGATTGCTCCCTCATTTTCAAGACCCCACTCAATAGCACCAACGACAGAACCAAGTGCCCCGCCGGTATCAAAGTTATCATCGATAACGAAAGATGCAGACAGAGCCGCTTCCATATCACTTTCCAATTGAACAGTGGTACGAGTAGTTGAAACACCAACCAAAAGAATGCTGTTGGCAGTTGCTGGAGAGTCTACAGTTAGTCTGCGGACCTGTGCAGCTAGCAGATTTGCTGGAGTACCATCATGCATCGTGATTGTAACATAATCTTTGATGTTGAGGGCCTCTGGGCCTGCCGAGACGCCAAAGCTAGTCAATGGAACCTCGATTACACAGCAAGAAGCACTCAATGGAATATCGGGATCATAGCGAACCAAGGCATCATTCAAGAGTGATGCAACATTCAATGCAGTGACGCCAGACCATGAACCTTCAACACCGAAAGAGCCAGAAGCGGCGCCAGTAGCGTCGTCTAGCCAGCCGGCCGAAGCAGTCGGACTTGAATAGCCGTTGTTCAGGGCGTAGTAACTAAGCTCTGAGGGGCCAGATGCTGGGTTTGCAGCGGTTCCCTGGAGGGTTACACCGCCAGTGATTTGCTGACCAACTCGGCCACCACCATATACAGATGTATCGTGCAACGTCGAAAGACGAGGGGTTGTTTCATCAGAATAAGTGAAGTCGAGGAAGAAAATGAGTCCCGATGGGAGGCTCATAGGTTGAACGCTAACAAGATCGTTTGCGATCAGTCCGCCGAATACTCGTCGGACAATTGGAAATGCGACCGAGGAAAAACCCTCGACGTCGCCGCCAGACATAGAGCTGGCCTCGCGAAGTAGTTCCTTTGCTTGGTTCTCAAGCAATGAAGCCATTCCGTGCTTGGCACGTTCGCCGTTAAGTCCCTCAAGTAGACCAGTCTTTTCCCACTTTGTGAGAAGAGCATGACCTTCCTTGGAGAGATCGCGTCGAACAATACCTTCGGTAAGTTTGTTTAGAATAGACATGATTTTAAAAATCTCCTTTGTTGTTTGTCTTAATGCCGGCTAAAAGTTGCATTCTATCCATTACTGGAGAGTCAACAGTTCTAGCCTGTCTTCTAGGTAAAGTGGCAGAGGGTCTTTCGATGGTCTCGCGGAGTGATTGTGGACGTGCTTTACCTGATACACTTCCCACAGCGCTTTTTAGAGTTTCGAATATTACCTTTGCTTCCTCAATAGAATCTGATTTAGACAGTGCTTCGACAATTTTCTTCTTTTGTCGCTCATTCAAGGAGTTGTCTGTCAAGACCTTATTCGTGTAAACCAATCTCGCGTTTGAGAGATTGACTTTATTGATACTTTCTTTTAAGATCTGGAGCGCTTCCAACATTTTGGCGTTTTTCGCCTTGAGTCTCT